TCTTGATGAGAATGGCGTACAGGACAATGAGCCTTCTGCTACAGAAGCACCTGAGAAGCCTGAACCAGAAGAACGACCTGCCGATCAAAAAGAAGTCGTCAAGTTCATCAAGTGGATTCGCCGTAACACACCAACAGAACCTTTTAAGTTCAATCACCTAGATAGCGCGTATGCAGAAACTCTCAACAAGTTCATTGATGCCCGCGATCTTGATGGCGCTCGTTGGTACGCTGAACGCTATTTGGATATGTAATGTTATGGCCTGCTCACGGTACTGCCGTAAGACTTGCCTCTCGTCACGCCGAACAAATCCGCAAAGGGTTTCGTAAGGCATTTAACGCCGACGATATTGTTGGTGCTTGGTTTCAATCTCATGTAGGCTCAACTTCTACAACTACACAACAGGCAAGAGATTGGGCTAAGGCAACGATCACGCCAGATAAAAAGGTCTTATTAGACTCTCTCAAGCCTTTATATGCCGATGGTTGGGTCTTAGGTACGGTTGCCGCACAATATATGCTTAAAGGGCTTGAGAAAGCCCCTAGCGCGGGTGTAGTCAACTGGGATACTTGGACACCCGGCAACCAAGCTGCTGCTGCTCTTATCAAGCCAAAGAACGCGCTACAAGGCTTGCTAGATCGCCGAGGAATTGTCATTGACGGCATATCTCAAACCAAGATTGATCGTATCGGTACAGTCTTAGGCGATGCGCTCGCATCAGGTATCACGCCAAGCAAAGTTTCTATTCTGGTAGATCAGGTCATCAATGACCCGCAACAAGCCCTAACAATCGCGCAGACTGAAATGTCACGCGCCGTATCTGTCGCATCCCGTAACCTCTATGAAGATTCAGGGGTTACTCAAGTTGAATGGCTAGTAGCTGAGGGTTGTGACGATTGCCAAGAAAACGCCGATGCCTCACCTATCGGCATTGACGAAACTTTCCCCACCGGGGATACCGAGCCACCCGCTCACCCAAACTGTATGTGCAGTCTTGCACCTTATGTAGATACATCAACCCTAGGAGAATAAATGGCCGCACCACTTCAACACGGCACAGTAACCGTAGGAACAACCGCGCAAACTCTGTTTGTGGTTCCAACTGGTGTACGCCGCGCCCTCATCAATATCCGTAACAACGATGCCTCAAAGACTGTTTACATCGGAGATGGCACAGTTGCCTCTTCTGGTGCAACACAAGGCTTGCCAATCCCACCTGCTACAACTCAGGCTCTTGAGTTCACCGCAGGAACAACTATTTCAGTAATCGCTTCTGGTGCTTCGACATCAGTTTCCTTCCTATGGACTGCGGGTAACTAATGAATAACGATTTCGCAACCTCGTATGCAGCAATCATCAAGTCTGAAAAGCAAGAAGATGGTTCGCTTATGGTTTACGGCAAGGCAACGGATGAAACCCTTGACCTTGACAATCAAATCTGTGATGCTGGCTGGCTCTCAACTGCTATGCCACAATGGTTCAAGTCTGGCGGCAATGTCCGTGAGATGCACACATCTATCGCGGCAGGAGTAGCCAAGGAATATGAAGCTAAAGCCGATGGTCATTACATTACTGCTCATGTCGTTGACCCTCTTAGCGTTAAGAAAGTGGAAGCAGGAGTTCTTAAAGGCTTCTCAATAGGAATCAAAGCACCTCGCGTTGTACGCGATCAAAAGGCTGCTAATGGTCGCATCATTGATGGTCAGATCATTGAGGTTTCACTTGTTGACAGACCTGCTAACCCATCAGCCAAACTCATCATGGCTAAGAGCGTAACTGGCGAGTCCACACTTGTTCAGGTTGAAGAATTGCACGAATACAACGCACCACTTCCTAGCGATCTTTTCAAGCGCGATGTTTCCGATAAGGAGCGTGAAGCACTTGCAGCTCGCGGTGCAGCGATGCCTGACGGCTCATACCCAATCGCAAATGTTAGCGACCTCAAGAACGCTATTCAGGCGTTTGGTCGCGCTAAGAATCCAAACGCAGTAAAGAAGCACATCATTCGCCGCGCTCGCGCACTTAACGCCCTTGATGTTCTTCCTGACGATTGGAATGTCGGCAAGGCTCTCAAAGCCCTAGAACCCGACAATGTTAAGTTCGACCAAGATGCCTTTGAACGCGCTCGCAGAGCCGTTGCTCAACTAATTCAGGTTGAAGCGGGCGAAATGGGCGATGGAGAAGATGAAACCTATTCTCTGGGTCAACTTGTCGAGGTGGCTAATCACCTTATGGCTTGGTACGCAGGGGAACAACAAGAGGGAGAAGTTATGCCAGAATCAATCGAGTTGTCTGCTGCGGCTGACACGGTAAAAGAGCCTGACACAACCGCCGGATGCGATTGTGATGGCTGCAAGTCTTGTAAGTCTGACGGTGGATGCGATGACAAGATGTGCAAGTCACATCACATGAGCGCAGACAAGTCAGCAACAGTTGAAAAGTGCCTACAATGCGGATGCAACCAAGTTGGTCAGTCACATGGTCTAACAACCGTTCCAGATGTAACTGCGCCGGGTCAAATCCCAGTTCAAGCAAATGTATCAACTGCCACAATCGTTACACCTGAGCAAAATGCTGGAAGCATTAAGTCTGTTGAGGGTGACGAAGTTCCTGCTGCCGAAGAGGTCGCAGAGGTTGTAGCCGAAGAGGTTGCAACAGAAGAAGTTTCTGCTGAGGAATCAGCAGAGAAAACCCTGCTTAGTGATGAAGTTGTAAACGCCATCATTGAAAAGGCCGTGTCATTGGCTACGGAATCTGTTAAGGCAGAAGTTGTGCTTGCTAAGGCTGCAATTGAGGCAGCAGAGAGCAAGGCAACTCAGCTTGAAACCGAACTAGCACAGGCTAAATCAGCAGCAGTCGCAGGTGGCCCAAAGCGCTCCGCAATTGCAGCAGGTAAAAACCAAACTAACGATCTGCTTGTAAAGGCAGCCGAATACAACAACAAGGCTGCTGCAACAACAGATTCCCAACTTGCTCAAGGCTACCGAGAAATCGCTAAAAGCCTTCTCGAAGAAGCCTCTAAGAGCGAATAACCGAAAGGAATAACATGGCCGAAATGCCTCGCGCACATGACCTGTTTGCTGATGCGGATTCCGCAAAAGCAGCAGCAGTCCGTATGGATGACTACCAAGCTGCGCTTACAAAGTCATTCTCAGCACCAACATCAACAAACCTCGGAGCGACACCAACAGTTGACCCTGTTGCAGCTCTTGAGTCACTCGTTGCTAACAAGTCAATTGCTCCTGATGCTCTTGCATCAGTAACAAACGCACTTGCAACACAACGCCAAGTACAGGCAGATATCGCTAAGGACATCAGCCTTACATCTCCATTGTCATCATCTTTCGCAGCCTTCGACCTCGAAGCACCTGCAAAGCTCTTGACACCACGCCCAACACCTCTTCGTAACAAGATCGCTCGTAAAAAAGGCGTTGGCACAAGCCACCGTGTAAAGCGTATCCTCGGTTACACAGGTACAGGCACAGGTGGAGTAGGAAACATTTTTCCGGGTGTTACCGAAACCACCACAACAACATTTGGTTCAATCGCTTACGAGCGTGGCCCAAAGATCAGCTATGCTGCTGATGATCTAATCCTGCCTTACAACACATACTCTCTATCTGACTCAGTTAGCTTCGATGCTAACTTCTCAGGACTTGGATTCCAAGACCTTCGTCAGCTTTCTTCAACATCAACACTTTACGCAACAATGTTGATGGAAGAGCGTATGCTCCTTATGGCACGCGGAACTGCAACTGGTTACTCAGGCGCTCTTTCTGCTCCAACAGTTACTGCTTCAGCAGTTAACGCAACAGGAACACAGGTTGGACTTGCTGCCTCAACACAGTTCTTCATCTATGTAACTTCTGATGCTGGTGCTTTTGGTGAGTCTGTTGTTTCAACAGTTCAATCTCCAACAACCTCATCTGGTTCACAGGTTATTAACATCACAGTTGGCGCAGTCACAGGCGCTCTTGGTTACAAGGTCTATGTTGGTCTTACAACAGGCGCAACAAACGCAACTTATGTTGGTCGCTTCACAGGTACAACTGCCGTTCTTCAGGGCGCAGCTTCTACCAACACAACTAACAACAACCTCGTTTACTCAACAGGTGGCGCTGCTGCTCCTTCTGCTGATACCTCTGCTTATGCAACAGGTTACGATGGAATCATCCCAACCCTTCTTTCAACAAAGGGTGGATACAACAACGCAGTTAACGCTCAGTTCTCAACAAGCAATCCGGGCGCTGAATACCAGACTGTTTTCTACAATCTCTACAACAATGTTAAGGCTGACCCAGATGAGATTCTCATCAACGGTTCAGACCGCAAGCAGTTGTCAGATGCCATCAAGAACGGCTCAACCGCTAACTACCGTCTAAATCTTACACAAAATGAAACAGGTAACTATGTCGGTGGAGCAACAATCGGTGGACTTCATAACGAAGTTACAGGCAAGCTAGTGGACATCACAGTTCACCCTTGGTTGCCACAGGGCGTTTCTCCTGTTATGTCTTACACATTGCCAATCCCTGATTCAGAAGTTTCTGATTGCTGGGCTGTTTACAATGTACAGGATTACATGGGTATCCAATGGCCGGTAACGCAATTTTCTTATGATTTTTCCACCTACTTCCGTGGAACATTCATGGCACAAGCACCAGCTTGGTCAGGTATCGTTTCAGGAATTGCATCTGCATAATCGTAAGAACACTAAGCAAGGCGCATCGAAAGGTGCGCCTTGTCTTATTAAAGGAGAGGGCGCATGACAAGATTTATTCCACCATCAGGATTAAAGTCCATCGGTATCGAAACCAAAGATGGCGTGAAAACATTAAAGGCTGGCAAAGACGGCACATTCACCGTCAATGACCCTAAGTTGGCTAAACAACTCAAAAAAGAAGGCTTAGGTATCGCTGGAACTGCTGGCGTTATCGCTAACCCATCAAGCGTGGGCTTTAACTGCAAAAACTGCGGGTTCGGCTCATTCTTCAAAAAATGCTCAAAGTGCGGAGAGATAAATGGCTAATGCTTACTCAGGTACAACTCACCAGTTCTCCACACCTTACCTCACGCTTACCGAGTACAAGAACGCGCCTACCGCGATTGATCTCGATAACCTCGTATGGAATTCACAAGACCCAGATGTTCAAGATGCGGAACTAGCCAATGTCATTGCTCGCGCAAGCTCATGGATTGATACATACTGCAACCAAGTCCTCGCAGCAACCACCGAAACCGAGCAACAACGCTCCCGTATCCGTGACGATGGCACAATTCGCTTTCATCCGCGCTATAGCCCAATTATCGCGCTGACCTCATTTGCTTACGGCAACCCCAACTATCAAATGACAACAGTTGCCGATTGCTCGATTGCATGGATTGAGGATTCGCAGGTCATCTTTCCTTACTCAATGCTTTCAACTTCGTACACAAATCAGGGGCCACTTCAATTTGGTTTCCCGACAACGCCACGCCAAGAAGTGTTTCTCAAATACACCTATGTAAACGGCTACGCCAACACCCTTATCAACACGGCTACCGCAGGGCAATCAAGCCTCACAGTTACAGATGGCACAGGAATTACCGCAGGGCTAACACTCAAGATTTACGATGGCTTTGATTCAGAGTTTGTGACAGTCGCCAGCACCTATACCTTTGGCTCAACCACAGTCCCACTCGTTGCGCCTCTTGCATACTCTCACGCTAACGGCGTATCTATCTCAGCGCTACCGCCAGCAATCAAGGAAGCTGCCATCTTGGTAACTACCTCAATGCTCAAAGTTCGTGGCGATAACTCAATGGTGATGAGCGTTGCCTCTCGCGCTTCACAGGCAGTTGAAGGCGCACAAGGTCTTGGCACAGAGATCAAGATTGCTCAAAACCTACTTGCTCCTTATCGCAGGATTAGATAATGGCTCTGGTCGGTCGTCAAGCCGTTCGCTCGGTTCTCGCAAACTTCATCGGTCAGCCAAATGTTCAAGGCTTGAATCAGGTCTTTACCTCGTTTCCTAAGCGTATTGACTTTGCCGTCAATGCCTTGCCTTCTCAACAATCTCGCGCTGCCGCAGTTATCCATATCGAGTCAGAGCGCGAAACCCGCTTGGCTATCGGTGGAGCTACATCTGGCATCAAGCGTGTTGATTATGGCGTTGTTATTCAAATCTTCCATCACTCCTTAGAGCGTGATTCGCAAGATGCTATGAATGACTTTGATATCACTATTGACAATCTTAAAGAAAAGTTGCGCTCAGATCATCAATTTGGTGACCCATCAGGCACATTAGTTTGGCAAGCGGCAGAAGCAGCCATTGATGTTTCTTACGGCGAGCCTATGTCCAATGACGGCACATCTACCGAAACTTGGGCATCACTTCGCTTTACTGTTACTCAAATGATTGAAGCATAGGAGAAAAATGGCTAAACATAAATACACAGGTCACGATGAACGGACTTTTCCGTCAATCGCCGTCACCGTTAAGCCCGGCGACACCTTTGAAGCGCCAGCAGATTTCGTGGCACACAATGTCACACCCGTTAAAACAACCAAGCCAACAGTAGGAGATGAAGAATGACACTAGCCCAAAATTCCGTCAAGAGTTACCTCGGTGTTGCGCTTGAAACCACCAAGGGAACTCCTGTCACCGCTACAAACTTTGTACCAATTACACTCAATAGCTTTAAGCCAATTGATGTTATTGACCCTTTATACGATCAAGGCATTAGGGGTAGCATTGTTGAGTCTTACAACTATGTTCAAGGTCGCCGTCACTCAACAGTTGATTTTGGTGGCCCTGTATTTGCTGACACCGTTGGATATTGGATTGCGGGTATCTTGGGCGATGTTGCTACAACAGGAACAGGCCCTTACACCCATGTAATGGCAGTAAAGAACGAAGTTGGCTCAAATGTTGATGCTCAGCCAAAGGCTTTGACCATCACAGACTTTTACGCTGCAAACACCCGTCAATATCCGGGTTGCCAGATCACAGACTTTGGCTTGACCTTTAATGCTGACGGAATGTTGGAATACACCGTTAAGGCAATGGGCTGGCCTTCTGCTACAACAACCGCACCAACACCATCTTTCTCAAGCGTTCTTCCTACTCAGGTTTGGACAGGTGTAGTAACAATTGGTGGAACAACCATTGGTTATGTCACAACAGGAACACTTGATCTATCACGCAAGTCAGAAGCCATCTTTGCTCTTACTGGCACTCAAAGCCCTTACCAAGTATTCCTTGGTGCTTTGACCGCTAAGGGCAAGCTCACATTCGTTATGCAAGATGACACCGAATTGACTCGCTTTATCAACAACACCCAACCAGCAATTACCGTTACCTTCTCAACAGGTTCAGGTTCAACCGCTACCGAAGTTGCGTTCCAGATTTCAAAGGGCGCATACAACACGGCTGAAATTGATCGTAGTGGTGATTATGTAACTATTGCAGTTGATATTGAAGGTCTTGGTAACTCTACCGATGCTGGCGCAACTGGCGGTTATTCACCAGTTAAGTTCACGCTCATTAACGCATTGCCTTCTGGTACATTCCAGTAATAGGCAACTAACTGTATAGCCGGGGCCGCCTTCCCCCCGGCTATACCCTAACCAGCGAAGGCAGTAGGAAGGAAACCTCATGTCTAAAACAATTACACTCCCAAGCGGTAACACGGCAGTCATTAGAGATGCCAAAAATCTTAAGCACAAAGATCGCGCCAAAGCTTTAGCTGCTATTAACGGCGACAATGCTTACGCTCAAACCGAATCTATTATGAGCGCAGTTATTTCCATGCTTATTGAATCTTGGTCATTTGATCTCATTATCCCGTCAATTGCACCAGCATCTCTTGGAGAATTATCTCTTGCCGATTATGATGCTTTGGTCATCGAAGCAGCAGAAGCTCAAAAAGAACTTAACCTTGCCTTCACAAACACAAGAGAATCAGAATCGAACCCTGATAGCCCTTTCGAAAGCTCCAACGCCTAAAATGGGTGTTGGAAGGTAAACGCAGAGAACCGTCACTTAATTACCCAGACAAAGAATTTCTTTATTACTTTTGTGCTAAAGAATTTGGCTGGACTATTGAAGAAACAGATAACCAACCAGCGCAAATGCTGGATTGGGTAATTGCTATTGCTGGAATCGTGAAAGAAGTTCAAAATGATAACGAGCAATATCGGTCAAGCAATTAAAATGGTTGATGAAAAAATGATTCAAATTGATTCAGGGGCTAAGGCAGCCCGTGATGAAATGATGGCTCGTTTAATTCAACTTGCCAAAGAGGAAATTCAAGGAGAAAGACCTACGATTGGCAGAACCCGTAGCGGAAAAAAGATTTATGAATCACCCGCTACGCCAAATAAACCGCCAATGAACCGATCTGGTGATTTGCGCCGTTCTATTGACGGCATTAAATCCCAACTTGGCTTTGCTCATTATTACGCAATGGTTGGCCCTCAAACTGTTTACGCTCGCCGATTAGAACTTGGTGGTGGAAAATGGCCAGCAGGTTTGAAGTTTCCTTACATGGAACCAGCATTTATTAAATTTCAAGAAGAAGCAAAAGCAATTATCTACAAACACTTAAGTTAGGAAGGAATAAACATGGCTGGCGTTGCTGATTTTCCTATCTTTTTTGTTGTAGAAGCTAAAGCAGATCAGGCTATTGCAAGTTTTCAGAAATTAAATCTGGAAATGGACAAGATGGCTGAAAAGGGTTTAGTTGCTGGTGGCGTTCTTGGTAAATTTCAAGCTGCTGGCAAAGTTGCCGGAACTGCTTTGCTTGGCATTGGAACAATTTTTGCGGGAGTTGCTTACGAAAGCGTTAAAGCCGCGATGGATGTTGCTTCATCTCAAGCAACACTTAAAACCGCTATTCAAGATACTGGTGTAAGTTATACTCAAGCCGAACCTGCCGTAGAGCAAATGGTTCAAAAAATGGCAAACCTTACCTTTGCATCTAGCGACACAATGCAAGCATTGGCAAGCATGACCGCCGCTACTCGTAGCCCTATGGCTGCTCTTGAAGCAATGGGTACAGTTGCCGATCTTGCAGCGTTTCAACATGAAAGCCTTGCCGCTGCCGCCGATACGGTATCTCGCGCAACCCTTGGTCAAGCTCGCGGTCTTTCTACTTTAGGTTTAGCCATTAACAAAACCATTCCTAAAGGCGCTACCTATACCGAGATATTGCAACTTATTCAAGAACGCACAAAGGGAGCCGCTAAGGCTGCTGCTGATGCTCAGCCTTGGAAAGTTCTTCAAGCAAACCTCAAATTGGTAGAAGAGCAAGTTGGTGGGCCACTTTTAGGTGATCTTGCCAAACTTTCTACTTATCTTACAAAAGATGGCAAACTTCAAAAATTGGGTCAAAGCCTTAAAGACAATATGGGCATTATTAAAGACATCAGTATTGGACTTGCAGGTCTTTGGGCAACAAGCAAACTTATTACTTTTTACAATTTTCTTAAAAAAGTTAAATCAACATTTGGCGAAATCAAAGCTGGTGTAAGCGATTCCTATGCTTCTATTGAGGATTTTTTCAAAGCCTTTTCTCAAGATTCTGCTTTGATGGGAGATCTAAAAGTAATAGGTGGAATCTTTGGTTCCATTGCCGAAGCGGTGGGTAAATTTTTGGGGCCTATTGGCGCGCTTATTACTGGCTTTACAGATATTATTGCTTTTCTTAAAGGTGGTACACCTGTAAGAGATAAAAAAATTCAAATAGGAAGTCCTGCGCCTTCAATGGCTGAGTCTTTGCACGATCTTGCTTTTGGAGCGCCAAAGCCATCAAAGCCAACATCAAAACCAATAGATTATTTATCTCCCGCTTACCTTAATACGCTACAAGGCAAAACAGGTTCCCTTGCTTCTATTATGGCTACAATTGCGGCTGAGGAAAAAAAGGCTGGTGGCAAGGTATCCATCAAAAAAGCAGAAAAAGGCTTAACAACTTATAGCACTTCTACTGGTTTGCAGATTAAGGTAAACATTGACGGAAGCAAAGCTACAATTAACTCAATCAAGTATTCAACATCAAAGGCGAAATAACAATGACTGTATATGTAACCGCACCGTATCAGTTTTCTTGGAACGGCTTTTTATTTGGTGCTGGAACAAGTTACCCAGTTACTCAGGTTGATGGTCTTGCCGGACTTCCTGACATCCGAAACCAAGATGACCTTCGAGGCTATACAGATGGTCAGTATTCTGGTCGAGATTTTTACAATGGCAGAACTGTTACTTTTACATTTGTTATTGTTGGTAATAGTTCAAATTCTGCTCAGTATTATTACGATCAACTTCATCTTAATTTATATCCTCAGCAATTGGGAACTCCATCAAATCTTGGGCAATTGCAATTTCAACTTTCCTCGCTTTCAACTGGCGGGGTAAAAGCCATGTATGGTCGTGTTCGCAAAATTGAAACCTCAATAGACCCAGATTTTACCTACGGTTACATTCAAGCCAGCGTTGAGTTCTTCTTCCCAGACCCACGCTATTACGACTATCCTTCAACAACAAGCTCAACTGGCACATCTTTGACTTTATCAAATAGCGGTTGGGCTACTTCTTGCCCGATTATTACAATACCTAGCCCATCAGCCAACCAAACTTTTTATATCGTCAATGGCACAACATCAAGCGCTCCATATATGCAATTTCTTACAAGTTCAAGCACATCTACTATTGTAATTGATCTTTTGCAGAAAACAATTACTCAAGGTGGCGTTCCTGCTCGCAATTTGCTTTTGGGTCTTAATGGTGGATGGCTTTCAATCCCGCCAATCACATCATCTTACGCGCTCAACAGTTACGCAAGCACAATAGGCGGCTCTGCTGGCCCTTCTCTGTCAGTAAGTTACACTAACGCTTATGTCTGATTTTCGTTATTTTACTACGCAGCTCTATCAATCGGGTTCAAATCCCAACCCAGTTATTGCTGAGATACCTTTCACCAATGTATCTTTTGATGCTCAGTTAAATAGCATCGGCTCATTTACTGGCGAAGTGCTTTTATCTGGTACGGATTTTGTAACTCAATCCAATGGCTTGCTTGTAAATAAACTCAACATCTTTAACGGAACTCAGCCGGGGCAAACTATTCTCTGGATTGATTACGGTGGAAAACTTATTTGGTCTGGCGTTATTTGGCAACGCGAATGGGATACAGAAACTCAAATCCTTAAAATTACGGGTCAAGAAATGCTTTCGTATTTTAAGCGCCGTAGGATTACAGATACTCTTAACTTTCCTAGCTCTGGTCTGATTTCTGATAAATCCGACCCCGTTCTTATTGCCAACTATCTTATGACCTACTACGCGCAAGGCAAGGATAGTTCTTTT